CAACACTTTCAGACTTTTTTATTTCATTTGCCATTCCTCTTCCTTCGCTTATTCTTGAACTTGTACTTGCTCAAGAAGATTTTTCTTCAAGGCTTTAGGGTTCCTTAAATTACTTGGAGCTTCTAGGTTATGCTCTTTGGCCAATTCTTTTAAGTCTTTATGAGAATTAGTTTTTTCTATTTCTTCTATAAGATTCGGCGAGATTACTATCTTATCAGACTCTTCTGTTTCAATTTCTTTAACAGTCTTATCTTCAGTTTTTGCGTTTTCTTCTTGTAGGTATAAGACAGCTCTTCCAAAACGGCCTCTAAACAATCTCATACTTACATCTGCCCGACTATCGTTATCAGCAATTCGGTAGCCATTTAAAATGGCGTTTTGAATATCCATAAAGAATTGTCGTTCGTATTTAGCACCTAAACCTTTACTCTGAATTACAATACGGTCTGGTTTAATTTCTTCAGTCATTATATCCTCTTAATTGGTTTTCTTGATTATATTCTTTAATATGCTTACTTTGTTCTAATACTTCGGAGGCGTATGTTTTAGAATGTGTTTGATTTCTTGGAACTATTTTTATTACTCTTTCCTGCGCCAACCAATTAAATCCCGATGCTGTTGCATCTGGCCAATCGTCTTTACGATGAGCAGTACTTCTTTCTTCGCAAAAAGACTCCATTTCTTTGTAGAAGGCGTCTAAAGTGGCTTTATTAGGAAAAGAAGATTCTACTATTGAAACTAAACCGTTTTGGCAAGCAGAACTGAAAGGCTCAAATCTTTTGGTTTTAGATTTAGTGTTAGGCATCGGGTCTGATCGAACAGTAAACCCTTTCTCTATTAGTTTTTTAGAAGACTCTCTAAATTCAACTTTACCTGACTGTCCAGGGTCAATAGCAAAAACTACGGTACAATCTGATCCATCTTGTTGGGATTGTTTTAAGATTAAATTATCTCTTTCCCCAGGTCTTTTTCTAAATTTACCAATAATTCCAGAATTCTTATCTGTCGCCTCATCTACAAATCCCCAGTAGAGGTAATAATTACCATCATTATCTTTAGCTATTTTAGGACTTCCGGCTGTATAATCAGGATACCGATTTACATCACTTGGTTCTTGACTAGCTTTGTCCCAAGCTCTGCACTCTTTACAGCCTCTAGGTATAGCGTCTACTTTATGAAGCCATTTTCTATCAAACAGACTACTTCCTTCTGCCCTGACTCTCCAAGCCCCGTCAAGTAATCTGGCTCTATTTATTTTTGTTTGCGATTTAAGAGCAGAAAGGTATTTTGGGTTTGCTCTAATCAACGCCGGATTATCGAATATAGTTCCATTAATAAAAGAAAAAGAAAGAGGAGCGACGTATATAAGTTCACCTGTAGCAGGATCTTCCTGATAGCAAATATCGGGATATGCTTCGGCTAACTCTTCTTCTGTATCAGCAAAAATTGGAGATTCATCTACAATAACAAAGTATCGGATTTTTCCACATTTTGTTTCATCTGGATATCCTTCTTCACTATCGTCTAAATACCACTCTATCCAGTCATATACCCAACTATCAGGGTCGGGGTTGCAGGTAGCCATACAATAACTATCGCCTTCTGAACTTGAACGCATACGCCCAATCAGATATAGAAATTGTGTTTGACTAAAATGGGTTAGTTCATCAAAGTGTATTCCTGAATACTGCGTACCTTGGTGATTACCTTCCGCATCTTTTTCGTGTTCCAAGTGATCCATTGATATAGTGGCACCACCAGGAAATATGTGTTGGTGATCCCTCTCACGAACACGGGGGGCGAAAGGGCGCCATAATTTTTTACTCTCCGGCCACAATGAGCCCGCTTTTTCTAATGCTTTAGTAGTTCTTCTAAAAAACACCGCTTCATAGTCAGGATCGTTAATATACTGGAGAGGTTTCATTAGAAGGAGTCTAGACTTACCTGATCCGGCTGCACCTCCATAAATTAGTACGTCCACCTTCAAATTAAAAGCTAACTCTTGTTTTCCTTTTTGCGGTGCGATTACAATTTGTTTTTCTTCTCTACTCAATACGCCCCTCCTTTCTCTTTAAATCTTAATTAAGAAGCTGCCATCAGTCCAGCAGCAATCAGAGAATCCCTAAGAGCATCTACAGCGGCTGCTACTGTGGTAGCACTTGTATCATCAGCATCATCAACAAAATCCGCCTGAGTAAACCCAGCGGCGGCGGTAAGGTCAGACACATCAATCTCAGTCCCAGTTGCTGGGTCAATAAGTTTAGGAGTCACCAAACCTGTTGTTACAATACGATAACGAGTATCGGTTACACTCATTTAATTTTCCTTTTTATGTTTTTAAATATTTTTCTAAGCGGCTACACTTCCACGCCCCCAGACCGCGCTCACATACGACTATTACCACAATGTCACCTACAGGGTGTGGCAGGGAGTCAAGGTTTGAACGCCTCTCCTCTTGTAAATCTAATCTACAGCTTTAAAAGATAATACTGCTGCTGGTTTAGATTCTTTTGGTTTGTTCTCTTCGGGTTCAGGATCTTTTTTATTTAACTGGTCTTGAACTTGTTTATAAAGAAAATCCCTCATTTGTTTATCATGCGTGAGCCACGCTATCGCTGCTCGTAAACGAGTAGCACCATTTTGGCTGTTATCTCCCATTAATTCTTTAATGGTTTTAAGTGCTCCATCGCACCCTTTTGATAATTCTTCAGCTAAACGTTTATCAGACCACTTCCCGGTCTTCCCTTTTGGACGACCGTTAATGTGGGTTGCCTGATTGTCCTGTTACATATCTTGCCACCCGCCGTACCCTCCTTATTCAAAGCAGAACGTCTTGAATTTACGTGTTAATATTTAAAACTTGGATTTTGTTTACAGAATTCGTTGTAAACGTCTGTAAACCTTTCTCCTCTTAAGATTCTCTGTATGTATGCTCTATTTTTGTTAAACTCTAAGCATATTTCTTCGATACTTTTCCCATCGTTATAGTATGCTAATATTTCTTTAGCACCATATTTTGTAAGTCTTTTACCATAGAACCTAACTGTATCTTTTGAAAGGGGATTTAAATTTGAGTAATATGTTCCGTCTAATGCCCTTCCAATAGTTCTTCTGCAAACTTCAAACTTATCAGCAATTGCCTGATGCGTATAATCTCCGGTCAGAAATAATGATTTTGCCTTTTGTATTTGTTCTTCAGATAAAGCTGAAGCAAAATTGGAACATCCTTCCTGATTATATTTATAAAAAGGGTGAGAACCGCAATTAATAGAATCCTGAGTATTTTCTTTCGGTGATCCATGTTTTAAATGGAACGGATTACAACACTTCCTATTATTGCACAAGTGTCTAACAACATAACCGTCAAAAGATTCTCTGTGATGTAATTGATACATTAGTCTATGACACTTAAGAGCTATGTTTAGCGGAGCTTTTCTGAATTTAATTTGCCCATATCCTTGACTAAATTTACCTTTAGTCCACTCCCAACAGCCAGTTCCTTGATCTTTATCTATTCCTTTATGTAGTCTTTCCAACAAATTTTGTTTATCTTGTATTGTTAGAATACTAAAATGATCGGCGGTTTTTACATACATATAACGGTTTCTCTACACTATAAAAAGAACCGGGCGTCTCCCGACGAGCCAAAAACTTAAAATTCATCCAAATGCCTAACAATGTTTCTCTAATAATCTTCATATTTTAGTTTACCCAATGCTTTATCTGAATAAACTTGAACAGTTTCTCTATTCATATTTTCAACATAGATACTAGTTCCCCATTTAAGATCAAAAGAATGTGTTTGCCCATCTGGTGTATGTACTACTACAAAATGTGTTACATATCCTTCTTCGTCTTGCCAATAGTCTGTAAAAACTTTAGTAGCAGATAAGATAGTTTCTCGTCTTAAGCATAACCCGTCGTCAGATTTTGCATGTTTATATCTATGTACTTTTACTGTTAACATTTAGATCCTTTATTTATTAGTTATTATATTTAGTTGGTGCCCAATGACAGATTTGAACTGCCATAAGTTGATTACAAAACAACCGTAATAGCCATTATACGAATTGGGCAAACTATAAGAATTGGCAGGCTTATCAGGACTCGAACCCCCAAATAACGGTTTCTAAGACCGCCGTGTATGCCAGATTCCACCACCGAGGCGTAATGAAATTATTCGTTATTATTCTGACGATATTCTCTCATGTATGGTCGCATATAGTTTCTTTTTCTTGTTTTCTCTTTTTCAGCAAATTCAGGATCTTCTTTTATTCTGTTGTTATAATAATCTCTTTTCTTTTTTAAGAGTACTTCCTTCGGTTGCCGCGTACCTTTACTAGGATTACGAGAATGCGCTGTATTACATGAAAGATGACTGAATGCAATGTTATCTAAATTGAAAAACAACTCCCTTGGTTCTTCTGATCTTCTCCAGGGGGTTATATGTTCTATAGAAAAGTCTTCCAGTTTATCAATCTTAGTATTACATCTTACACAAATATCTAACTCAAGTTTCTGGGCCATATTGAACATTATAGCTTTTCTGAGAGCGCTCATCGCTGTACTGACATTTATTCCTAATTCTTCTTTATCTTTTTCTTTACTCACGAGCGGTTATTACCCTCTGTTCTTATAATAAAAACCACCCAAGGGTCACATCGCTTTGCCATAGAACGCTAATAAGCATTGCAAGGAGAGGTGTGGGTGGTATGTTAAATCGAATGGTCGCCTACTATGGACCGGGCGATACGATCACCTCTTTCTACTTAACAGTAGGTGAGCAATAATTCTAACAAGTTACTACTTTAAATTTTGGATTATCTTCATGTAAGGGGGTCGCCCAGGTTCCAGACCAAACAGAAGGAAAAGTTGCTGTTTTTTCTAAAATCTCTTTCGGATATGTTTTTGTAGGATCTGTCGTTTTCTTATCGAACACCAGTTGAAGGTGTTCTTTAATCATATCCCACTGTTCTTTAGTGGGCATCTCCCCAGATATCTCTACAAAACCTTGTAGCCAATATGCGAATTGTTCTGGCTTCATATTCTAGAATCCTTCCTGCTCATCTTTATAACTTTTATTCATAACAATGTCCTTTCTAATTACAATTGTAGTACCTATACGAATCCTGTCAACCCTTAATCATCAAAAATATCAAAACTTTCTAAACCTAATTCTAAATATTTATCTCTTTCTTTATTTTCTTTCATATTATACGTTTCTTCTTCTATTGTGCTTTTACCCCTACTGTAAAAAAAATAATCTTGTCCGTCTTCTGCTATATCGTCAAAGTGAGTAGAATTGCTTATAGGATTAGTATCCCCACTACTATCTTGTATAGGCGCATTTGCTGTTGTTCTATAAAAATCACGTCTTATCTTATATTCTTGTTCACTTGTTGACTCATCTTTTAATACATCTTTCAATCTCATACCTTGACTATTCCTCTCCTAGTTACTACTATTGTAGTTACCTCCTGTGTGTAATATGTAAGTAAGTTTTTCATTCATATCTATTGACTTCTCTCTCATAGTTCATTATAGTTATATTTAAGTTATTATATAAGGTTATAACTGATCTATTTTTTATAACCAATAGATGATTATACCATGAAAAGTTGACTTGTCAAGGGGCAGGGGAAGAAAATATGGATGAATTTGATGCCAATATGTACATAACACAGAGATATTTCTATGGATATGCCCATAGTGATGTTACAAATGATAGAATAGAAGACGAATTTGTTGGATTACCTTCTGATCCTTACTTAGAAGAGTATAATATACCAATAAGTTCTAAAAAAGATAAGGTTAATAACTAAATATAATAAGCAATTAGGGTTGACACACAGGAGAAGTGTGTTATTATAGATTATAACTTCATGAAAGGACATTTCAAATGAAACCTAAGTGGGAAGATGCTCCGTATTGGGCTAATTATCTAACAATGGATGAAGACGGGGAGTGGGCTTGGCATGAATTTACACCTTCCTGGCGATGGGGTGGTAGTTGGACTTCTGACGGAAGATCCTCCTATGCTGGTCATAATCCAAGTTGGACAGATTCTTTAGAAAAACGTCCAGAAGAATTCATTATGAAGTGAAGAAAGATGTTGACAATCCTTGTAATGGATGTTATGATGTAAAGTAAATAGGCGTTTCAGAGGGTTTCCCTGGCTGTGGTGGCTAAAGCAAAACCTAACAAAAAGATAACTATTAACCAAAGTTAAAACAATTGTATTAGCACTAAGACGGTGTAGATGCCTGAGAGAGATTGTATACAAATGTATACGTCTTATAGGTTGAAAGAAACGAAGTAAATGGTGGCGATAGATAATCTATCAAGATAGCCTAACTTGTCTTTAAGCAGTTAGGATGCGGGTGTGGTGAGCCTACGGAAATACACAAACGACAAGTAATACAGTTGTTCTCTCAAAGGGAATATATGATTAATATAATATATTCCTCCCAAGATGTAGAGTGAGTACTTACTTACAATTAGATTAGATGAATTAGAATTACCTCTCAGCCTAATTGTATTAGTGATTATGCCACCTACGTCTAAGGATAACTATATCTAAAATTTATCAAGGATGCGTGATAAAAAACTTCAAATTAGTAGTTGACAACTGGAAGTTTCATGGTATACTACAAACATCCCTAGAGAAAAACGGGGAGAATAAATTTAACAAATTATATAAAATAGGAATCAACAAATGCCTAGAAAACCATCAATCGAAGCTGGCCAACAGTTTACTAATGTAAATGGTCAAGTAGCGACTGTACTTGAGTACAACACTTCTATGGATATCCTTATCCGTTTCGATGAAAGTAATGTTGTAAAAACAGCTAATGCTAGTCAACTGAGAACCGGTAAGTTCACAGAACGTAAGAACTTCAAGAAAGGTGCTAAAGCAAAAGAAGAGAAAAAATCTCAAAGTTTATTTGACGGTGGGGTTGACACAGAGTAAAAAGATGTTATACTGGTAACAGAATCACACAGTTAGTGATACAGAATTTGGATGGCTACAGCAATTAAATACTATGGTAAAAAGTGAAGTCCATCCAGTGAAATTAGGAACATTACAGCAAACAAATAAGCTAACTCAAATCCTAGCGGAAAAGTGTTCCTGTATATTTTGGTTGATTACAGCAATCTACTTATTTCCAAGCTTCAGACGGTGGTTCGATTCCATCCATCCCTACGGGGGTGTAGTCTAGTGGTAAGACGGAAGCAAAAAGTAATATCAACCAGTTTTAGGAAGGTTTCAGCAACCACTTACACTTGACTTTTAATCAAAAAAAGCCTTCCTGTTATATGTCCCGTTGAATACGTTCAGCAACTTAAAATTCAACCGTAAAGTGAAGCAAAAGAGATTCAGAGAGGACTATTATGTCACAATTATATAACGCATTTTCAACCACACAGGGCCGTACAGCAAACGGTGGTGTAACTCAAACCACTTCCTTGAACAAGTGTGTAGATTTATTTTTCCAGGCTGGTTCTAGTCGTGGTAAAGATATCACAGATATTGTTGCTCAAGCTCTTGCAGAAGATAAAGATAAAGCACTTCGCATAATTCAATGGATGAGGGATATACGTGGTGGTGCAGGTGAACGTCAACTCTTCAGAGATGTCTTAAACTATTTAGCAAACACTGACGTAGAGAGTTTTTTGAAACTTGTCCCAAAAGTACCTGAAATTGGCCGTTGGGATGATTATCTTGCTATTGAAGACGATACGGCGCGTAGAG